CAAAAAGCAGCCTTGGCAGCACGCTCCCGGCATGGGGTCGGCGTCAAAGCGCGGGTATGGGGCTGACTGGGCGAAACTGCGGGCTCAGGTTTTGGCAGAGGAGCCGCTTTGCCGCGAGCATCTTAGCCGCGGCGAGCATGTGAAGGCTACTCACGTTGACCATATCGTAAACAAGGCTTCGGGCGGGACCGACGATAGGTCGAATTTACAGGCGTTATGCCCGCGCTGCCACTTAACCAAAAGTGGGCGGGAGGGCGCAGAAGCAAGCAAGGGTAATAAGCGTGGCTAGGCCCAGAAAGCCGGATCATCTCAAGATTGTTAGCGGGACGGCTCAACGCTGCCGCATGAACCCTGCGGCGCCGAAGCCGCAACGGTGCAGGATTAGCCCGCCAGACCATTTGAGCGAGCGCGGCAGGTCCGGGTGGAATGACGCGGTAGCTATCGCGGACAGCATGGGCGTCCTGACGGTGGCCGATAGGGTCGCTATGGAGTCGCTTGCGGAGGCTATTGGAGACGTTCGGGCGGCTCGCGCTTCCCTAGCCGCTCCGCTGATGCAGACGACTGAAGATGGCGAGACTATCCAGCTTGCCGCGGGTGGCGAGCGTTATTACTGGACGGGCGGGCTTCGTCGGCAGCGCCCGGAGCTTGCAGACATTTCGGACGCGGATCGCCGGATTTCTAGTTGGGCGGCTAAGTTCGGCATGACGCCTGCTGACCGCTCGCGGGTTTCCGCCTCGCCCGAGGAAACACGTAACGCCTTTGCGGACTTTGGCTAAGTGGCCAAGGCCCCGCGCTCAGACACGCATGTTGCGAAGGCTGAGAAATATATAGACGAGGTTCTGTCCGGGCGGGTTCCGGCCTGTAAGTGGGTAAGGCTCGCCTGTGAACGGCAGCGGAATGACCTAGCCCGCAAGAATTGGAAGTGGCGGTTTGACGCTGAGAAGGCCGAGCGGGTTTGCCGGTTTATCGAGCTTCTCCCGCACTCTAAGGGCGAATGGGCGGCGCGGCGTGAGCGCATAAAGTTAGAGCCGTGGCAATGCTTTATCCTAACGACCGTCTTCGGATGGGTTGGGGATGATGGCAAGCGGCGCTATCAAATCGTTTACATTGAGGTTCCGAGGAAGTCCGGTAAGAGCGCGATGAGCGCGGGCGTTGGGCTTTATATGCTCGCCGCGGACGGCGAACACGGGGCCGAGGTATACAGCGGCGCGACGACAGAAAAACAGGCTTGGGAGGTTTTTCGCCCGGCGAAGCTGATGGCGAGCGGAACGCCCGACCTAGTAAAGCACTTCGGGATAGAGGTTAACGCCTCGAACATCCACATACTCGGGAACGGGTCAAGGTTCGAGCCGCTTATCGGAAAGCCCGGAGACGGTTCGTCTCCTTCGTGCGCTATCATTGACGAGTTCCACGAACATCTGACGCCGGATCAGCGCGACACGATGCGGACGGGCATGGGCGCTCGGACGCAGCCGCTGCTCTGGATTATCACGACTGCCGGGGATAACCTCTCAGGCCCGTGCTATGACGAACGGCTGACGGTTCAGAAGATACTAGAGCGGTCGGAATCGGACGATAGGCGGTTCGGCGCCATATGGACGATTGACGAGGCCGACGACTGGACTTCGGAAGACGCACTAAAGAAAGCTAACCCGAACTACGGCGTTTCGATTAGTTCTTCGTTTCTGCGGGACCAGCAGAAGGACGCAATTCGGAATAGCCGCAATCAAGGCGTCTTTAAAACCAAGCATTTGAATGTTTGGGTTCAGGCTCGCGCCGCGGCGTTCAATATGGAGCGTTGGGCGGGCGGGTATGACGCAAGCCTGAATATAAACGACTTTCGAGATAGAAAAGCCTATATCGGCATCGACCTTGCGAGCGAGGTTGATATAGCGGCTGTTGAGTTGGTTGTTGAGGATGACGGCGGGTTAGTCCGGTTCGGACGGCATTACCTGCCCGAAGAAACGGTATCGAACCCGAAGAACAAGCACTATCAGGCTTGGGAAGCGGAAGGCCGCATCGTCGTAACTGACGGGTCAATGATAGACTTCCAGAGGATTTTGGAAGACATTCAAGAGTTTGCGGCGCTGTTTAATGGCGTTGACGTAGCGTATGACCCGTTTCAAGCGACGTTCCTCGTAACGCAGCTAATGGCGGCAGGAATATCCTGCACGAAATACCCGCAACAGGTCATGACGATGAGCCCCGCCATGAAGCGGCTAGATGCGCTCATTATGTCTGGCAAGTTCCGGCACGGTTGCGACGAACGCGACCCGATGACTTGGATGATGTCTAACGTAACCGCGCGAGTGGATGCGAAGGACAATATCTATCCGAGAAAAGACAGACCAGAGAACAAGATAGACGGGCCGGTTGCGCTGATGATGGCCATTGGCCGCACGCTCGCTGCCGATGAGCCGGTCTATGGCTCAATTTATGACGACGAAGCTACCTGGGGCGAAGTCGTCGCACAGGTCAAAGACGCTGAGGAGCGAGTAGAAATGATTACTGCCCGCCCCGCGGCGCGACCGTCGATATTTGATAGCGAGTGGCGTTAAGTGGCTTGGTGGCCTTTCTCGCGTAAGAAGCGCGAGCCCATTGCTGAGCGCCAGGAGCCCGAGTTTCGCGCGTCTCTGGAAGACCCGAATACTCCGATTAGCGGCGACCAGCTAGCCTATATCACGGGCGGCGGGCCTACTATGGCGGGCCCGCTGGTTAGCGAGGCTACGTCTATCCGCTGTGTGGACGTTTACCGCTGCGTTTCGATTATCTCGGGCATGGTGGCTTCCCTCCGGTTGAACCTCTACCGTGAGGTCAACGGGAAGCGGGACTACGCTGAGAACCATAGGCTTTACCCGCTTCTGCGGGTGCAGCCGAACGAGAATATATCGGCCTATAACTGGGTCGAGCTAATGATGGTTCACCTGCTTTTGTGGGGCGACCATTTCTCGCTAATTCAGTATGACAATTCCGGTCGCGTCGTCGGGTTTCGCCCGCTGTCGCCGGTTGGGGTTGACGTTGAGTTACGCGCTGACGGGCTTTTACAGTATCGGGTGAAGACCAAGGGCGGGCCCGAGGTTATCCCCGCGGAAGACATGCTGCATATCCCCGGCATGGGCTTTGACGGGATGCGCGGGCTTTCCGCCATTCAGTTCTCCGGTCGGCAGGCTATCGGAACCTCCCTCGCTATGGAGGAGTTTACCGCCCGCTTGCACTCGAACGGCGTCAAGCCGAGCGGGATTGTGAAGGTGAAAGAGGGCATTTCGCCCGCCGCCTTCGCCCGTATGCAGCAGCAGTTCGAGCAGAAGTATTCTGGCGCGGGCAATGCCGGGTCTACTCTCTGGCTTGACGCCGGGTCCGACTGGACGGCGATGCAGCTTTCGCCCGCGGACGCACAGACCATTGAAGCCCGCCGCTTTTCGACGGTTCAGATAGGCAACATCTTCGGGGTTCCGGCGATGCTGCTTAATGAGAACGCGAATATGACGGCGTGGGGCTCTGGTATCGAGCAGATTATGCTCGGGTTCGCTAAGACCACGATTAACCCGTGGCTGACCCGCATCGAAGGGGAACTGAAGCGCAAGCTGTTCCTCAAAGACAATATGTCGGTTGAGTTCGACCGCGACGGCTTGATTGCTCTGGATAGTAAGAGCAAGGCGGAACTGTTTAGCAAGTCCATCAATGCGGGCATTATGACGCCGAACGAGGCCCGCCGCAGGATGAACCTGCCCGATATGGACGGGGCTGACGGTCTTTATATTCAGAGCGGGACTGTTCCGCTTGATATGGCGGGGGAGCAAAATAGCCAGCCCGCGCCGGTTGATACCTCTGCGGACGTTGCCGCTATCGCAGCCGATATGCGGGAGCGGATGACCGCCCTTACCGCCTCTGTCAAAGAGGCCGCGAACAAGGAGCCGCCGTCCGTCACTGTGACAATGCCGGAAATCACCATCCCGGCGCCGCCGCCTGTGAACGTGACCGCTCATATTAACGTCCCTAAGAAGGGGCCAGAAGAAACAATCGTTACAGCTTACGACGAGGAAGGCCGTATCCTCTCGTTTGAAAAGAGAGAGATTGAAGATGAGTAAGGGCAATACGACCGAAAACGACCTTATGGAATACATCTTCAAGGCTACG